TCGGCGCTGCGTGCAATGGCTGACTGACGGATGAAAAACTAACCGGGACACCGCAGCATGAACACCACGTTTGAAGATGATGTGGTCTCCGAGCTGTTGACGCGCACGGAAAACGGCGAACCGCTAACCAGCATTTGCGCCGATAAGCGAATGCCGAAGAGGCGAACAGTTTATCTGTGGATCGAAACTGATCTGGACTTCGCTGCACAGTTCCGCGCTGCGCGTGCGCGAGGTATTCACGCCCTGGCCGAAGAGTGCCTGGCCATTGCGGACGCGCCGTCAAAGGATGCGGTGGAGGCGGCAGACAAGCGGATCAAGATTGATACTCGCCTTCGCTTGGCCGGAAAGTGGCTTCCTAGCGTCTACGGCGAGAAGGTTGATGTGAACCACAGCGGCGAGATCGTTCAACGGCATGACCTCAGCAGCTACAGCGATGACGACCTCACCGCGCTTGAGCAGCTTATCGCGAAGGCTTCCGACGCTTCAGGAGATCAGGGCGGAACAGGCCCGGCGCGGCTTGGGGGCGTTCACTAACTACACATCGCCGGACTATCAGGCGGCTGATCACCAGCGTCTCTTGGACGCCCATCTTGAAGCTGTTGAGCGTGGCGAGATTGATCGCCTGATGGTTTTCATGCCGCCGCGCCACGGCAAGAGCGAGAAGGCGTCCAAACGGTTCCCGGCGTGGTATCTGGGGCGAAACCCAAAGCGCCAGATTATCGCGGCGAGCTACAACAGCGATTTAGCTACAGACTTCGGTCGAGAGGTTCGAAACATTGTCGCCTCGCCTGAGTTTGGCGAGGTGTTCAAGGATGTTCGGCTTAGGCAGGACAGCCGGGCGGCGGATCGTATGAACACGGCGCACGGCGGCGCTTACTTCGCGGTCGGCGTGGGGACGGCGACAACGGGGCGCGGCGCTCACCTTGGCCTGATAGATGATCCGTTCAAGGACCGGGAAGAGGCGGACAGCGAAACGCAGCGAGAGAAGGTCTGGAACTGGTATCGCTCCACGTTTTTCACTCGCCTCATGCCTGGGGGCGCGATTGTCCTGATTCAGACGCGCTGGCACGAGGACGATCTGTCTGGTCGCCTGCTAGAGCAAGAGGGTCGCATTGAGGACGGCGGTCAGTGGACCGTTCTTGACCTCCCCGCGATCAAGGACGGAAAGGCGCTTTGGCCGGAGTGGTATGATCTCCCGGCGCTTGATCGGATTAAAAACACCATCGGCCCGCGTGAGTGGTCGGCGCTCTACATGCAGCGCCCGCAGCCGGACGAGGGCGGGTTCTTTCAACGCGACTGGTTCAATACATGGACGGCCAAGCCCGCCAACCTTCGCGTCTACGGAACGTCCGATTATGCCGTGACCGATGGCGGGGGAGATTACACGGTTCACCGTGTCTGGGGCATCGACGACAAGTTCAATATCTACCGCCTTGACGGCTGGCGCGGCCAGACGGCGGCGGATGAGTGGATCGACCGAAAGATTGATCTCATCGCAAAGTGGAAGCCTTCGGCATGGTTTGGCGAGGGCGGCGTGATTCAGAAAGCTGTGGCGCCGATGCTCACCCGCCGGATGCGGGAGCGAAAGGTGTTTTGTCGGATGGAATGGGTATCGAGTATCCACGACAAGCCGACCAGGGCGCGGGGTTTTCAGGCGCGGGCCTCTATGGGCGCGGTGTTTTTCGAGCCCGGCGCCGATCTTACCGAGTTTCTACAATTTCCCGCCGGGAAGCATGACGACGAAGTGGACGTTGCGGGCCTGATCGGTCGCGCGCTGGACACGGCGCACCCGGCGCTTGTCACGAAATCCGACCCCAGCAGAAACCCCCCGGACCTCTGGAACCGGCCCAAACGAGAGGAGGCATCGTGGAAGACGGCGTAACGCCTCCGGCGGCCCCTAACCTGGCGGCGCTCAAGTCGATGTTCGAGGACGCGGCGAACCTGACGCAGGTCGCCCGTTCGGAAAGCCGTATCGACGGCGACTATTACCACGGGTTCCAGTGGACGAAGACGGAGCGCGACACGCTGAAAAAGCGCGGTCAGCCCGACAACGTGTTCAACCGCGTGCGGCCGGCGGTCAATGGGACGCTCGGCGTTCTGAAGCAGGGCGCAACAGACCCCCGCGCCTATCCCCGCACCCCGAAAGACGAAGACAGCGCCGACGTGGCGTCCAAGGTTCTGCGGTTCATTGCCGACAAGAACGACTTCGACGGCATGAAGATCAACGGCGCCCGGGACTACCTCGTGGAAGGCACATGCGCCGCCATCGTTGAGGTGGACGAAGACCGGCAGATCACGGTCGGCCCGATCGCATGGGAAGAGTTTTTCTATGACCCCCGTGCGCGCCGTGAGGACTTCTCCGACGCGCGTTACATGGGCGTGGCGAAGTGGCAATACGCCGACGACGTTGCGGCCAAATACCCGGACGGCAAGGCTGACGTTGAGGGCTCGCTGGACGGCTCCCTGATGGGTGACGACACGTTCCAGGACCGACCCTCCGACGGTTCGGGTTCCGTGGCGTGGGTGGACAAGAAAAAGCGCCGCGTGATGGTGGTTGAGCTTTTCCACCGCGAAGGCCAGACGTGGCAGCGTTGCGTGTTCCATGTCGGCGGACTTCTGGATTACGGCCCATCGGCTTACACCGACGACAAGGGCCGCCCGTGCTGCCCTATCGAGGCGCAATCGTGCTTTGTTGACCGGGAGAACAATCGTTACGGCATCGTGCGCGACATGCGCGGGCCGCAGGATGAGATCAACAAACGTCGCTCGAAGCTGCTGTTTCTGCTTTCGACCAGTCAGATTCAGGCGGTTGACCCTTCGGCGATTGAGGTTGACGCGAGCACGGCCCGCGAGGAAGCGTCCAAGCCTAACGGGGTTATCCCCTTCGGCTGGCAGAAGGTCTCCACGACGGACGTGGCGATGGGTCAGGCCAACCTTCTGGCGGAGGCCAAGGCCGAAATAGAGCGCATGGGTCCGAACCCCGCCATTCTCGGGCGCCAGGGCGAAAGCTCATCGGGCCGCGCGCAGCTTGTGCGCCAACAGGCCGGGCTTACCGAGCAGGCGATCATCTACGGCGGCGTAGAGGCTTGGGAGCTTCGGCTTTACCGCCAGATGTGGAACCGGGCGCGTCAGTTCTGGACGGCGCCGCAGTTTATCCGTGTGACCGACGACGAGGGGGCGCCGCAGTTTATCGGCATCAACTCCCCGCCGAAGGATGACCAAGGCCAGCCGGGAAGGCCGCTTGCGGACCCGAACACGGGCGAGCCCTTGAAGATCCACCCGGAAACGGGCGAGGCGCATCCTCAGGGCAAGCAGGCGTTCATCATGCCCGATGGGTCGATGGCGCTGGGCTATGAAAACGCCCTTGCCGAAATGGACGTGGACATCGTTATCGACACCACGCCCGATACGGCCAACGTCCAGCAAGAGCAGTTCCAGATGCTCGTCGAGCTGGCGAAAATGTATGGCCCCGGTGAGGTTCCGTTCGACGACATGCTGGCGGTCTCGTCCATGCCGGATAAGCGGGCGATCATCGAAAAGCGCAAGGCCCGTCAGGAGCAGGCGGGTCAACAGCAGCAACAGATGCAGGCCATGCAGGTGCAGTTGGCGCAAGCCGGTGCACAGGCCGACATCGAGAACACCCAGGCCGACACACAGCTCAAGAGCGTGAAGGCCCAGACCAAACTATTCGACGCCCAGTTCAAGGCCGATCAGGCTTTTGTCGGGCTCGTCTCACCCGCCGCCGGGGTGTCTCCTTACGGAGACGCGGGCGTAACGCAGGGCCAAGCGTAAGAGCCAACCGCCGCCGGGTAACGGGCGTTTTCAGGTCGCCGCTGTAGCGGGCGAGGGAACTTCAATGGAACTCGATTTTCTGGACGGGGGCGATGCTCCCGAAGTCACTACGCCTGCGCAAGAGTCGGAAGGCCCCGCTCGTGGTCCTGACGGCAAGTTTGTCTCGCAGACCGCTGAACCGGCAATAGAGCCCGCTCCGCAGCCTGTAGAGGCCCCGCAAGCCCCGGAACCCACCCCGGACCCGCAAGCGGCCCAGCCGGTCACGCCTGCCATTCCGGCGGGCTATGTCCCGGTATCGGTGCTGCAAGCGGAGAGGGAGCGCAGGCAGGCGCTGGAAGAACGCGAACGGGCTTACCAGGCCCAACGCACGGCGGAACCCACCCCGGACCCTTACGAGGACCCGGAAGGCTTCGCCCGCTTTCAGCAACAGCAAACGCAATCTCTGACCCTGAACGTAAAGCTGGACCTGTCGGAAGACATGGCCCGCGACCGCCACGGGGACGAGGCGGTAGACGCTGCACGGGATTGGGCGCTGTCACGGTTCGCGCAATCCCCGACCTTCCAGAACGAAGTCCTGAGCAAGCGAAATCCCTACGAGTATGTCGTCCAGCAATTCAAGCGGGAACAACTGTTCTCGAATGTCAGCCCGGACGAACTCGAACAGTTCAGAGCGTGGAAGGCCAACGCCAACCCGCTGACGCAGGCCAGTCCTGCCCCGCAACCCGTCGTCGCCACCCTGGCGGCAACCCCTCAATTCGTCCCGCCTCCCCGTTCCCTTGCTTCTGCTCCGGCGGCTGGATCACCCAAGCCGGGCGAGCAACCTGTTGGGCCGGGGGTGGCGTTCGACGCTGTTTTCAGGAACTAACCAATGACTGAAGTCGCCCTCGCCTCTGCATCCGAAAAGCAGGTCTGGAACAAGGATTTCTTCGCGGAATACGTCCGCGAATCCGGGTTCAAGCCCTATATCGGTCGCAAGCCCAATTCCATCATCGTCGCCAAGTATGAGCTTCAGGAAGAAGCTGGCAAGACGATCAACATCCCCCTCATCCTCCGCCTCACTTCGGATGGCGTCACTGGCTCGACTGTGCTGGACGGCAACGAAGAGGAGTTGGGGAACTACAACTGCCCCATCTCGGTTGACTGGCGCCGCAACGGCGTCCGCGTTCCCAAGTCGACTTCCTACAAGACGGAAATCGACCTGTGGGGCGCAAGCAAGGAGATGCTGAAGACGTGGGAAGTCGAGAAGACCCGCGACGACATCACCACGGCGATGCTGTCTCTGGTTACGACCGGATCCACCACCGTCACCATGTCGGCGTCTGACGCTACGGCCCGAAACGCCTATAACGCCGGAAACTCTGACCGCCTGCTGTTCGGCAAACTGAAGAGCAACTATTCGGCGACGTGGGCGACCGCCGTGGGCAACATCGACACGACCGACGACAAATGCACCGTTGCGGCCATGTCGCTGATGAAGCGCATCGCCAAGGCGGCTGACCCGCACATTCGCCCGGTTCGCACCGAAGATGGCCGCGAATATTTCGTCGCCTTCCACGGCGGTCGGACCTTCCGCGACCTGAAAGCGGATTCGACCATGACGCAAGCGAACCGCGAGGCCCGCGAACGCGATGTCAGCAAGAACCCGATCTTCCAAGACGGGGACCTGATCTATGACGGCATCATTCACCGCGAAGTGCCGGAAATCGACACCATCGCGGCGGGTGGCACCTATAGCATGGACGCCATTGGCAACTCCTCGGCTGACGTGCGTCCGGTGTTCCTCTGCGGTCAGCAAGCGGTCGGCATCGCCTGGGGTCAAGAACCCCAGATGAAAACCGACCTGACCAAAGACTATTCGTTCCGTCCTGGCACGGCCATCGAAGAACTGCTGGGTGTGAAGAAGATCGCCTTCAACGGCAAGCAGCACGGCATGGTTACGGGCTTCTTCGCCGCCGCCGCCGATTCCTGATCGGCCTTCCCCTAATGGGCGGGCTTGACGGCTCGCCCTCCCTTTTCTGAACAACGGAGGCCATCATGGCTACTCTCACGGCCACCCGCGCGGCGGCTAACTTCCCGGTCGGCGGCTTTGCCGGCGCGGGCGTTCTCAACGTCGCATACGGCACCTACACGCTGACGGCCAACCCGACCGCCGCCGACATCCTGAAAGCCTGCAAGATTCCGGCGGGCGCGACGGTTCTCGGTGGCTGGGTTCGCGGTGAAGATATCGACACCGGCACCGCCGCGCTCGATTTCGACATCGGCTGGGCCGCCAACGGCGGAACCGGCGTCGGCGCCACGGCGGACCCGGACGGCTTCGGCAACTTCGGCACCCTCAACGGGACCGCCGTGACGAACTACCTGCCGGAGGGCGGCATCCTGCTGCCCCTGCACGGCACGCTCGCCACGGGCCCCAAGTCGTTCGACGCCGAAACGACCATTCAGATCGTGTTCAACACCCCCGCCAACGCGGGCGGCACGGGCGCGCTGACGGTTCAAGTGCAATACGTGTTCAACTAGCATGAGGGTCCGGTTCATTGGCTCGGGCGAAGACGGCGAAGATGCCGTTTGCGTCGTGTTCGAACAGTCCTTTCCCCTTGGGGAATGGGTTAAGGTCAGCAACGCCAAACTCGCCACTAACCCGGCGTTCGAGGTTGACGCCGACGGGGACGATGAGCCGGACCCACCTCTGGAAGACATAAAAGCAGAACTGGACCGGCGCGGGGTGAAGTATCACCACAAGTCCGGTCCAGCGAAGCTCAAGGCCCTTCTGGACGAAGGGTCGGGGGAATAGGGCATGGCGACCTGCGTTGAGGTCATCACGGCGGCCGCCCGGCGCGCGGGGGTCATTGATCGGAGACGGTCGATTGATTCATCCGACGCCGGGCGGTTGCTTGAGCTTCTGGAGGATCAATATCTTCAGTGGGCCGCCGCCGGTATGTTCGGACGGCTGACCGATGTGCTGGTCACGGCTGACTACACGGCGGAAGAACAAGAGCGGGTTGTGGTCAATACGGCTTCGTCGGTGACTGTGACCATGCCCGCGACGGTTGACGATGATCTCACGGGCGACGCGCGGCCCCCGAAATCCATGGCGATGATCATGGTCACGTCGGCCTATTCGGATTTTCAGGAGACGTGCGTTTACGACGCCGGGTTCGGAAACTGGGTCAAGTTTGAGAACCTGACCTTGGGGGGATACGCCCCGCTGTCAGCGACCAACAAAACGGCGGTCGTGGCGGCCTTGGCGGTCAAGGTCTGCGACGAATACGGCCTGCCCATTTCTACCCTTCTGACGCGTGAACACGGGCGGGGGATGTTGGCGCTGACGGGGGGTTACGCCGCCGAACGCGTTGAAAGCGGCGGTTCCTACTTCTGATGGCGATTATCCCGCTCGCCAATCAATCCTATGCGCGCACGGGCTTGCCGAAGGCCCGGCTGATCAACCTTTACCGGGAAATCACGCCGGAGGGCCCGACACCCTACACGCTGCGCCAGCGTCCCGGACTGGTGCAGGATAGCACGGTGGGATTCGGCCCTATTCGCTGCATCGTGACGCACCAGGGCGCGCGGTTTGTAGTCAGCGGGACGCGGGTATTCCGTGCGGGCGTGCAGATCGGGTTGATTGCAGGGTCCGGCATTGTGCGGTTTGCGCAGTCGGATACGGAGCTAGTGTTTGTCGTCGGCGGCGTGGCCTATCTGGCGGGGACGTCATCCCTGACGGCCATCACGATCCCGGACGGTGACGAGGTGTCGGACGTAGCCTTTGCCGCCGGGCGGTTTATCTATTCGATCAGCGACACGGGGAAATTTCGGTATTCGGAAATCGGGGACGCCACGGACATCGGCGACCTGAACTTCGCGACGGCGGAAAGCAACCCGGACGCCATCACGGCGGTCATCACGCTAGGCGATGATGTGCTGTTTTTCGGTGAATCCTCAACCGAGTGGTGGGCCCCGACGCAGGACACCGCCGCGCCCTTCCAGCGATACAACGGACGCCGGTATGACATCGGTTGCGCCGCACAATTTTCGGCAATCCGCATTGATAACGGCTGCATCTGGGTCGGGACCTCGCAGCGCCAGGACCGGACGGACTTGCGGGTTTATCATACGGGCGCGGTAGCCGAAGTCATCTCGACGCCCGCGATTGACGCCCTGCTGGCGCGCTGTGCGGACATAAGCCTTGCTACGGCTTTCGAGGCCCCGGTGGAGGGCCGCAGCTTCTACGTTCTCAGTATCCCCGGCGTGGCGACAATGGTTCGCGATATGCGCGAGGGATTGTGGTCGGAATGGTCGTCTTACGAGGCGGACATCTTCCGGGTGCGGTGCGCGGACGGCGGCGTTTACGGCGATGCGGTGTCCAATCAACTCTGGACGCTGGACCTCAACGCCAACACGGACGGGGATGACCCTATCGTCCGCATTTGCTCGGCGAACTACCCGGTTTTGCGCCGTGATCGGTGCGTTTCGGTGGAGCTGTTCGGGGCACGGGGTGAGGCCACGACAGCGACGGAGCCGGTGGTGGAAATCCGCTACACGGACCACGAGGATGCGGACTGGTCCGACTGGTATGAGGCCCCGATTGGCCCGACCGGCGTATTCCCCCGCGCCCGCTGGACGGGGCTGGGGATGATGGAAGCGCCGGGCCGGACGTTTGAGTTCCGGTGTTCGGAGGACGTGCTGTTCGCGCCCTACGGCCTGACGGTGAATGACCGGCTATGA